AACAGAGTAACAGGTCGGGTCTGGGACCCGGTGCATTTATATTATGCCAGGGTTTGGGTACTGGTCAGAGTATAGTGCTAGATTCGAGGATTGCTTATGAAGCTGTGCCAAATGCTGCATTGTCAAAAGATGTTAAGACCGACTATTATCACCACAGGATGTCAGCAATGACGGTTCATGAGTTACCACTAGCAGAAGCTGTGTTTAACTCGGCCGATTCACCTGTTGACAGAATCATGACCACTTCTGAGTATAGGCAATTGTTGCAGCATGTAGGTGCCTATGGCAACTTGCATTCAGCATTGCGATACTCGTGGGGCTGGGGGGACGTACTCAATTGGGGCAAAAAGATCATGGGTTATGTACCCAAGGTTGCACCAATGGTAGGTTCATTCTTTGGCCCAGAGGGAATGGAGGTTGGACGTATGGTTGGAGATGTGGCACATGGAATCAACACAACGTTGGGAATAAGAGAATCGCGTGGCATGAAACGCCGACATGGATTCGTCACTAATGACACTTTTTATTCACTAGGTATGGCAGGTACCAACTACGGTACGGGCACCAGATTCTCATACGGGGTCGACTGGGCACCCACGGACATCAACCGCTGGGTTGTTAAACCCTCTGGTAACATCAGTCCTGGTGATCAGCTCAATCCTGGTGATCACATTGGTGTACCTAACAAGAGCGAAGCTATGGACATGTTGCTGCGGGCTGGTTCGGGCTCGGCGGAAACACGTTCAGCGCTGGCATCTGCCAGATTCCCAGTTATCAGCAACGATGGGACGGGAAGAGTTGAACGATTATTTGTCTCAACGTCACCTATTAAGTCCATTACCGAGAGCGGAGCCATTGTTGACACAAGGTACACAGCACACACAGTCGAGGAACATCACTTACTCAACGGCAAAGAGGCAGTCGCTAACACGGTGGTTTACATATCTGAAGATATCACGGGGGCCCTCGCTGCCGACGCTGCCAGAATAATGGTGTATTTCAATCGAGTTGGCCACTACCTGACGTTTACGTCACCAGGACTGCTCGAGGGAAATTCTCACCAGCTGGCATTAGTTGCCGCATGCATGGGGCTACCAGCTATATGTGCGTATACTGGAGGCATTGAATTAAGACCATACCCGATACCACCAGTGATAACACCGGTACAGGGAGTGGACATTAAGTTGATGGCCTCAACAGCACTCAACTTGAGATTAGTGGCACCGTTGATGAGCATGCCAAACGTTATGTCGAGTTCCGACAACCTGTTATCACCATCTGATGTACTGTCGGGTAGTGTAACAAACCCATTGTGGACAGCTATGGGTGTGTTGCAAGTGAATGACATACTGATGGCGATAATGGCAGTGACTGGTGCACAATACCTAACGTCAATCAAACAGGGAGAAATCGGTTATGTTCCGAAGGGAAATGGCGGCGTTGCACAAGTGACTGCTGAACTAGAAGATTTGGCAGGGGACACTGAGGTACTGTTGGCGGCATATGAGACAGGGTTGAGACAACTTAAGAACGAGATGCTGAACTACGGCTCACTGGGTGACACCATCTTTAATGCGGTGGGCACTGCAGTTGGATCGGGGTTGGCAGGCAAAACCTATCAAGTTGGAGGTAGAAACCTGACATTGCCACAACTGTCCTCAATGATCGACGGGCTAGATCAAATACAGAAACGCCAGTATTACAACATTCTGAGAATGCTTGGAGTGGTCACCGCAGTGAGGGGCGGTGAAAAATCCTGGAGAAATCTACCGCTGATATCTGGAGAAATGGCCAAATATAAGAGAGACATAAGTGACTATAATGTAATGCTTGCACAATCTAAAAAGGTTACCAAGCAGGCGGGACCGACAAATCTGAGAGCGAGGAAAACAAACCTAAGAAGCTTCTTCACCGCGCCCTCCTCCAGCTCGATCGCCTCAGCCGAATCGGAGATGACGGAGGAACCAGCGCTAACAAACCCGCAACTAGCGGGCCAACAAGTCAAGCGACCTAGGGCTGACGTGCCAATGTGGAATCCATCATAATCATAAATAATTAAAGATTTATCTGTGACTAACACTATTAGTTGACTGTTTAGTAAAATCAAGACTTGATCTCATATTTAATAAAAGTTTATTTGATGATTTTTAGTCTTATTTCATTTTTATGTATACTAACAGGACATAATAATCCTGATGATCCTAGTATGTACTACAGGAATAACTAATAAATTGTTATCTAGATGCAAAGATTAACAATTGACCCACTACAAATACTTGAGGTTAAATACCTAGACGGCACCTCTGGTCGTGCACTGACAATAGGAGATGTGATAGCACTCAAATCCAAGGGTGTATTCAACAAATCATCGTACACTAGCGTGAATCAACTGGTGTCAACTCAGCAGTATAAACCACCAGTGCTAGCATCCACTCATTCCATGACTGTTGAACTGGCACAGGGGTTGGGTTTGGAAGTGTTCTCACTCCCAAAATTGCCAACTCCGGTGTCAGGTTTAACGACCGAATCTATGCTAACACTGGCTAAATTTCCAGTTAGGTTAGACACCAAAAATCAATATGATTTGGACTACAAGTCACAAAACACGCCAGCTACATACAAGCCATCGTATGTCAACATTACAGCTGACACCACGATGATGCGCATAGCTGCCCAAACGTACGCAATGATGAAGTTTGCAAACAGCCCAATCTCGGAATATGTTGACTATACATACAATGCAATGAAAGCAGTGGCTGAGACCCACTTCTATGGGAACGGATCACCGCTAGGGCAATTGAATAGGCTGAAAGCGGTAAACATCGTATCAGCGAAGGCTGAAAAAGCACTAAGGGAATTGCAAAAGGTAGACCCGACTCTCAAAATGGGTGTATCGGACAACGAGTTGAATGTGTTCCTACCGATAGGTGAAAGGAAGGCCATTAGGGCACCAACACTGCTCGACATGTTCACAAACAACTCAGAAACCGATCAACCCACCATGAACAGGGGGAGTGAGGAGGGCGCCCCATTCAAACCCCATGTGAAACGAGAAGACGCCGTACTATATGAAGCACTAACACTAGCCAAGATAATAGCAGGTGATCCAGACACTAACGCTCAATGGCCTGGCATGGCCAGGATGAAACCAAAGGCGGAGGTGTATGAAGTGAAGGACCTGGAGAAGAAAACACGCAACATCTACGTGTTGAACGCAGGTCAAACATCACTGCTATCAATGTTTGTACATCACATCAATAAGTCGGTCCCCGACCAACCGCTATCAACGACATGTCGGTCGTTGCTCAAGAGGCCCGCATTGACGAAGATGGCGAGTGAATTTGCCGAATTAGTGCTAACTTACAACAGTAGTAAGGTAATGTGTGTAACCTACTCTGACAACATGTTTGTCGTTTACAACGGCAAAGATGGTGTCAGGATCACCTCGATGGATGGATCCAAAATGGAGGGCACTAACGTGAGTACAACCATGTTAGACAATTTTGTAGACTATGTCCTAACAAAAGACGAGCCCTTGGCGCCGCTGATAAAGAAGCACGGCAGGAGAAACATAAACTCTGTCGGGCAATTGGGCGAAGTACTACTCAAAGTTGGAGGCATGCAGTCTGGCACTCCACTAACAACGATGCTAAACTCATACAGAATGGGCCTAGCCGCAGTCTGCTGTGAGAAGGAGGCAGCAACTATTGAAGACGTAAAAAGGATAGTGTCACTACAAGGCATAGACCTAACAACAGAAAGAGACTATGGCATCGATGAGCTAAAAGAACTGAAGATAAATCCAACAACACTAGCCAATGTAGGGGCCTATGTTGACGCCGACTTGCTCGGGTTTTCTATAGGCGCCATAAAGATTGGTGACAAGTTCGAATGGGTTTCTATACTAGATCCGAAGCGGCTGATCAAATCCATGGTCTTCAACAAGGTTGAGACGTCACAGCGTTACAAAGGGCCCATGTTGTTAGTGATAAGGTATATAACCTTCACCACACTGTACATAATGGGTGGGTGGTACTATCCTGGGACAGCATCAATATTGAAAGCTGCTTGCATCGATATGGTGGAAACATTAAATGACATTGGCAAACAACTGCCTGTGTCACTAGCCACCATGCACGACATAATATCAAGCGTCGTATTAGAACTTGGAATTGATCAGACCACAGTAGACGCTTTGGTAAAGAGTATGTTGATTTCAACAATACCAACACTAGAATGTGTGTTGAAGATTGTTGCACCCAACATCAGCAGCGCCGACATCATAGACGAGGTAAAACGCTTGGGGCTAGAAAATGAAGCACATCTGTTACTAGAACCACAGACGTTTAGGGATGTAGGAATGGTCGCAACACCAAACCAGCGTGAGTACTACTCACGCCACTCGGTGTTTAGACCGAGACTACTTGACCAACCAGTGGAGCCAATCATAGTAGCACCTATGCCTTCAACCGATCCACAGAGATCGGGGACAAAGCGACAACGTCCTACGGGGTTTGAGAAGGACGAACCTGCGGCTAAGAAAACCGATTTTTCTATTGATGCAATACTAAAAGGTTGATTTCATTTTTGTATAGTATGACTTTATTACTTTAAATTGCATAACAATAAAAATAACCACGGGCTAGCCA